CAATTAATGAGCCATAATACTCTAATCCATGATTGAATTTATGATTATTTTTTAATAAGGATGATAAATAAACAAAAAAACCGTCTACATATGCTGAATTATTCGTATCTAATAATTTGGTATGACAATTATAGTTGTTACTAGTATCTAAATTAGGTAAAGTATATAGTTTGTCATCACTAATATTACTGTATTTACCAACTAAATATTTAAACGGGTCTAATAATGGTGCTAATTTAATAAATAATGATTTGTTTTTGATATCGTCGTTGTCTATATTTTTAACACGACATTGAAATAAATTTTTTATACTATTATTATCGTTTAATTCAATTCTGTTTTTAATATTATATAGATACCATTTATTATTGAGATTGATATTATTATAATTAGATTCATTCAATGAGAAGAATCTATTATAAATCGGGATATAATTTTGAGTTCTTGAGAGAAAAAGTGTTTCAGGTTTTTCTAAACTCCTGAATAGTTCAGTGTTTTTTCTTTTTTGATAATTAATGTTAGTATTAGTATCGTTCTGTGAAATATGATTGTTATCGGATATATTCATATTATTAGGTAATGAAAATATAAATAATATACAGTTTTAACTTATTTTAGATTCGTATAAATATATAAATTTATTTTTCTAAATTTAATAAATAATGTCTTTAGAATTAAAAAAATTTGATATGAAAAGTATTAGTTTTAAGTCAAATGAATCAAAAGGACCTGTTATTGTTTTAATCGGTAAGCGTGATACAGGTAAAAGTTTTTTAGTAAGAGATTTGCTCTATTATCAACAAGATATTCCTATTGGAACAGTGATTTCAGGAACTGAAGAAGGAAATGGTTTTTACGGTAAAATGGTACCACGGCTATTTATACACAATGAATATAATACTGCTATTATTGAAAATATCTTGAAAAGACAAAGAACTGTACTGAAACAAATTAAAAAAGAAATGGAAACATACAAGAGAACCACAATTGACCCCCGCGCTTTTGTGATTTTAGATGATTGTCTTTACGATAACACTTGGTCTCGTGACAAAATGATGCGTCTTTTGTTCATGAATGGTCGTCATTGGAAGATTATGTTAGTTATAACTATGCAATATCCTTTAGGTATCCCACCAACATTGCGAACAAATATAGATTATGTTTTTATTTTAAGAGAGAATTATATAGCAAATAGACGTCGCATTTATGATAATTATGCAGGAATGTTTCCGACTTTTGAATCTTTTTGTCAAGTTATGGACCAATGTACAGAGAACTATGAATGTTTGGTAATAAACAATAATGTAAAATCAAATAAATTGCAAGACCAAGTATTTTGGTATAAAGCCGAAAATCATAACGACTTTAGGTTAGGCTCTAAAGAATTCTGGGAATTGTCTAAAAATTATAATTCAGATGACGAAGAAGAAAAATACGACCCCAATGCAAATAAAAAGAGGGGAAATGGGCAAAAAATTAGTGTCAAGAAAACAAAGTGGTAAAACCAACAAACAAATAAGAATAAAAATTAAATTGTAATAAATATAAATACTTAACGTATATTTATATTTATATTTATACTTATATTTATAGTATGAATCTCAATATGGATGCCAACAACAACAACAACACCGTTTTTGTTTTAGTAACAGACCAATCATATTTTTATAAAGCGCGTGTCACGATCAGCGATTTAAGAACAGTCGGAAATTGGCACGGAGATATTGTGCTAATTACAATTGATTTTGATTTAGAAGATAGCTACAAGTCACAAAACAATATAATTGAAAAGAGATTCACTCTAATAGACAAAACCGAACTTTTACAACAAATAGGTCTTAATGGGTTTTCTAACAGCGACAAAAGAGAACTGAATAAATTAAATCAATGGGAAAAATTGCATGTTTTTGATGATTATTTTTTAGAATGGGAAAGAGTAGTTTTTTTAGACGCAGGATTACGTGTATTAGAAGACGTTGAATACGTTTTAGAACTTGATTACCATAACTCTATTTTAGCTCCAAATGATGCATCGCCCAATTTTAAAAGCGATCAAATATTTAAACATCAATTGAGTTATGATAATGAAGAAAAAATAGAACTTATCAAATCTGATTTTGGAAATGAAATATTTGATTCATATCATATGTTGAACTGTATGTGGGTTTACGATACAAGTATTTTGAAAATATGCAATAAAGAAGACTTGATAATTGCAATGAATAAATATACTGTATGCAAAACAAACGAAATGGGTATAATGAACCTATTATTTCATTTTAAATATAAATTATGGAAAGAATTTCCATTAAAGGCTTCAAATGGTAAATACTTGTTTGAATGGTGTGAATTGAATCATAGTTTTTACACTACGTGGAGCGATTATTGTTTCATTAAATACCCTATTACTATTAGATTAGACGAAAAACCAAAATTATAAATAAAATCACACAGTAAACCCACTAACTAAAATACAATATTTGAGTATTTGAAGGTTTATAGTAGGTCAATTCATTTGCTATATATGAATCTTTAATGTTTGGTATACTAAAAACTCTGTAACAAAATACACAATCTTCTTTTGTATAAAATTCAGGTTCTTCAGGAAATTTGACTTGATTAAAAATATACTGTTTTATAGAAACATGTCCGTGATGTATTTTGTCACGTGTATCATAATAACACTTATGGGTAATGCATCCTGAATAGCATTGTTTCAATGAATTACTTCTTATACTTATCTCATGACTTTCTATTTTTTTTGTAATGTTATCAAGTATTTCAATATTATGATAATTATGTAAAATAATATCACTATCATGTTCGTGGAATACACGTAATAATATTTCTATTCTTTGTGTGTGCATTATATCATCTGCATCTATAAAAGTTATATAATCCATATCTGATAATTTGTAAGCAGCTATGTTACGATTTTCTGACGCGCTTTTTTTTTCTTCACTAGTAACTATTTCTAAAGAAAAAGTATACTGTTTGAGTTTTTCAAGATAGCAACCTACTTGAAAATCCGAATCTTTAGTTGAAGAACAACTAACCACTACCTTATTTGGAATCTTGGTTTGGTTCTGAATTGAGTCAAGCAATTTAAAAAGCGGGACAATGTGACCTATGTAACAAGGAATTGCAACGCCTATTTTCATAATATAATTATTGCTTATATAATTAATTATATTATTCATAAAATATTTATATGCAATTCATAAATATTTATTATATATTTTAATGATCCGTATAATTTTATCTAATCAACCTCTTCCATACCATCTTTATTCTTTTTAATTGCAAATGGTCCACTGATTAATTCACTTTGCCCATAATCACTTTTACCAACAACTATATTTTCACCTTCAAATAATTCTGCGCGAATATCAGCTGCTGTGATTGTTTCACTATCGGCATCATTATTTGTAAATGTGCCTTCTTTTGTACTCATATTATTAATACCAATAAGATTTCCATCATTGTCAATACTTTGTGTTAATGTGTTACCACTCTTCTCAGCTTTTTTAATGTTCTCTTCAATTGCTTTTTGTTTGGTTTCTTTAACACGTTGTTCAAAACTTTGTTTAGCGTTTGCTTCATTCTTTTGTTTTTCATGCATTAATTGATTCAACTCTTCTTCCATGTATTCAACGCGACCAGTTTTGTATGCTTCTGGGTCCCAAGGCATCCATAAACCGACTGGTCCAACAAATACATCATGGTTTGGGTCAATTTCTCTTAATAATTTGCATCTTATTTCAGCCTCTTCCATTGACGGATATACACCTCTAATTTTAATTCCTCTAGTACTTGTTTGAAAATTATGATTCATTCCAAATAATTTATCTAATTCTTCTTCGTTGTTATCCAAGAAACTCTTATAATCGTCCTCCATAGATGATTTAGCTAGTTCATCCTTTTCTTCTTTTACAAATTCTTTAAAATCATTTGAAATATTATCAAATGATAAATGATATTTGTATGAAATAAAATTTAAAAATTGAACAAATTTTTCCATTGATTTATTGATATCCCATTTCTTTAGGAATTCTTCAAAATAAAAAATTTCTTTTTGTTTTATTATTTTTTCAGGTGAAACGAATGAAATGCATGTGAATTTTTGTCCAGCAATAGGTTTATCTTCTTCTAAAAGGTCAACGTATTTACTATTGACATTGCCTTGACCATCAAGTTTTCGCTCAAATCCACTTTTTGCATTTGTATTTACAGTTGCAGAATCTTTATTTTTTCCCTTGGAAGTTTTACCAGCCATTTAATTTATAATATTTAGCAAACTTTAAGTTTTTATAATACAATATTATATTTTTTTCTTTTTATTTAATATAATGACTGGTTTGATAAACGTCGGCGAATTGATCAAAAGAATCATTAAATATTTAGTAGAAGGTTTAATGGTAGCTATTGCTGCTTTTGCCATACCAAAACGTTCTTTGAATATTGAAGAAATCATTTTAATTGCCTTAACTGCAGCTGCTACATTTAGTATCCTTGATACTTATATTCCTAGTATGGGAGTAACTGCAAGATCTGGTGCAGGATTCGGTATTGGTGCTAACTTGGTAAGATTCCCAGGTGGATTTTAAACAAGTGAAGATATATAATAATTGAATCATTTTTATATATTTAAATTTAAAATAAATATATAAAAAAATATACATACTACACTAAACGACTTTCCGTATAAGCATCCTAATATAAATATACATAATTCTCACCAATATGTAAATAAAAATTTTCAAAAATATCAAATAAAAAGACCTGTTAATATATTAGATTTAGAGCAATACGTATTTTGAATGCCGTTTTTATGCATATATCTATATATATAAATTATATATAT